TTAGTCCCAGCCAGGAATGTCATCATCGAGCTTGTCGCCCGGCCAGTTGTTGCTGCCAGAGCTGGTGGCTCCAGCATTGTCAGCTCGTTCGCTCGAGAGGATCTCAAGCTTGGAGCCGAACGACATGGTGAGATCGAGCGAGGACTGCGGTGCGCCAGCATCGTTGGTAAAAGCACGGGCCGAGGGCTCACCTTCGACAAACAGCTTGCTGCCCTTGCGCACGTAGTCCTTGAGGAACTTGATCTTGTTCTCGTCGAACACGGTCACGTTCACCCAGGTCGTGATCTTCTCGCCCTTGACCTTCTTGTTGGAGGCAAGGGAAAACCGGCACAGGTTGGTGCCACGTTCAGTTGTCTTGAACTCAGGGTCTTTCCCGAGATTGCCGATCACCTGCATCGTCAGCATGGTTTATCTCCTTTTCGTCACTGGTGATGGTTGCCCCGCCCGTTTCGTAGATCTTCGGGGTGGTCCCCTATTAGGCTAGAGGGACGGGCGGAGCGGGTTGTCCTGCGGTCAGCCCGCCACAGGTTCGGGTTCCTTGGCCGGGGCAAGCGCCTGCTTGCGGGCGGCATAGTGCTGGCGTGCAGCGGCAACCTGAGCGGGGTGGCTCTTGGCCAGCGCATCGACAGTGGGGCGGTGCTTGGCCAGAGCCAGCTCGAGCATCTCGAGCGAGGTGGCTGCGTTGATCGACGCCTTGAAATCGTCGAGCGCTTCGATGTTGGCGACCCGGGCGCTGGCCGCAAACTCGGCACCGACCTGCTCGACATATTTGCTGTCGTCGAACTGGCCCATGTGCACGTCGGCACCTACGCCGACGAACTTGAAGGCGTTGTTGATGGCATCGGTGTATGCCTTCTTGAACGCCTCGTCGTCGTGGAACAGTTGGCCAGAGCTGCGCTTGGTGATCACCTTGTCACCGCCCACGCCGTAGAAGAACTGGCCGGGGTTGGTGTGCCAGCAGCGCACGTGGCAATAGACCAGCACCTCACCGTCCTGGCCGTGGACCAGGTGGAAGGTCGGCTCCTCCATGCCCCAGCCTTCACCGACCGGGCCGAACTGCTCGGTCAGGCGCTGGACAATCCAGATCGGCTTGAGGGCGGTGCCCTTGAAACCGCCAGCCCGGCTGAACCCTTTGGTGTGGGCGGGATCGGTCTTGCCCAGCGCGTCCCATAGGCGCGTGTTCGATTGCTTGGTCACTGTCTTGTCTCCTTGATGCGCCAGACCTTGGCCATGCGCCCGCTGTTGTTGGGGCGGCGCAGGCCGGTATCTTCGATTTGCTTGAGCTTCGAGAGCTCGGTGATGCGGGGCCGGATCGAGAGGATCGACAGGCCCAGCTGCTGCGCCACCTCATCTGGTGTGGCGGGCTGACGGGCGATGACCCGAAGGCACGCCGCACGAAGGCGAGGCGTGTTCGGGGCGATCGCCTCGGCAGCTGCTTTTGCCGTTTCGTATTCCTTGAAGCCCGGCTGATTGGGGTAATCGAACAGGTCCATGTCATCGGCCCTCTTGGCTAGGCCCAGTGCTGCCCACACAAACAGCAGCAACAGGCCGTAAAGCCCGGCGCACAGCCAGGCGGTCACGAGAAGCGGAGCGCGCCACGCTTGTCGCGCTTGATGGTGATGCCGCTGCCGGTGCACTCGCTGGCGTCGGCCGGCACCAGTTCCTTGAGGCCAGCCTTGGCCTGGTCGAACAGGCGCGCAGCCTCGGCGTGAGTGATGTAGTCTGCCGCGTGCACGGCCCACTGGTTGTTGCCAGTCATGTCGTAGGGACGCAGCCCGTCGATCTTGGTGGTGACACCGATGCGCTGCACCTCTGCGAGCTTGGCGGTCGGGGTGATTTCGGGCGGCACCTGGTTCTCGACGTGCCACCAGAAGCTACGCTCGATCTGCAGCAGCTCGTTGATGTAGTCCTCGTTGCGCGTCACCTCGCACCACTCGGGCTCGGTGTTGCCAGCAATGATCGAGAACAGGATGAACGGCGCGCCGGTCACGGCCATCGTATGCTGTAGCTGCGGCATATAATAGACCGCTTTGTCGCGCAGGTTCTGGCCGCTGCTGGTGTGCTTGGTCTCGACCGGCACGGATTTGGCGGTGTGCCAGCCGTCGAGGTGAGCGAACATGAAGGCGTGTTCGGCATGATAGTGCCGATGCGCCGGGCGCTCGAGGCGGCAGTCATACTTGCGCTCGAGCCAGTCGAGGTGGAACGCTTCGGTGTGGATGCCGAGCTGCACCCGGAACACGCCGGACAAATCTTCCGGCTCGGCTTCGCCCACTTTCTCAAGATAGAGGCGGTGCCAGTCACCGTCGATCAAGCGCTTGGCGTCCGATGAACCGATGCCTTCGCTGCGATTGGAACGGATGGTGTCGAGGGATGCCATGTGTCTCTCCTGTATGCAGCATCATACTGCATATGTGCAGTATCTCAAGCCAAAAAAAAGGATCAGCGCAGCGCAAGAAGTGCGCGCTCAGCATTGCGGCGCGCATTTCGCAGCGTCAGCTGAGCCGTGTTCATCACGGACTGTTCGTGCTTGCCTGCTTCTACAAAGTCGGCAGGCAAAGGGAGGCGCGGCCACTTGTGGGTTGTGACCAGCTCGTTGCGTGCTGCCCGGAATACGGGAGCAGGCATCCGGGCCAGCGCCATGATGTAAAGGTCAAGGCCAACGCCATCGGGCACGGGCGCCTGGAACAGAGCGGCCATAGCCTCGATGGTCTTGATGATCTCGGCTTTGCCTGCCGGACGCATGGCCTCCTCGATGGTAGCCAGGTCGTTATCCAGCGTCGAGATCACTTCCTGCAACAAGCTGGAGCCGTGGCCGATCAGCTGGTCGGTCGTCTTGTAATACTCCGTGGCGAGCCATCGCTTCGTTAATGCGCTGAGCATTGGTTCGACGGACGCCTTCAATGCGGGATATAGGACGGGAGCGCGCGGCGAACCGGGCAGCGTTGCGGATCCAGTTGCGCCAGCTGGCACGCCAGTCTGCTCGGCGCTCGGCTTTGCTAATCCAGTGATCACGGAACCGATCTGTTTCATGGGCAAGATCCTCAAGGGTGAGCAGCGGGTGGTGTTCAGCTGCCCAGGACAGCAGCCCCTCGTCAGCACACCAGTTCTCGGTCATGGCCGTCAGCTTGCTGCGTTCTGCCTTCTTAGGCTTCATTGACGGTTCACTTGATGGTTTGGGTGTCATGGTGACACCAGGAGAGAGCTCAATTTGAGCACTCTTTGATGTCATGGTGACACTAGGTAAAAGATAGCTGTTGCTGGTTGGGCCACGCCGGGTGCGCACAATCAGGCGCAGCTTTTCAAGCTGGGCCAGGGCACGGATGACGGACGAGCGGGACAGGCTGGTGCGCTGTTCGATCCGGGCGATGCTTGGCCAGCACAAGCCATGCTTGTCGGCATGGTCGGCCAACGCCAGCAGCACCAGCTTACACGAGGGGTTGGGCAGGCATTGCTCGAATGCCCACTCGATGGCAGCGATAGCCATGCGGTTCTCTCCTAGGGAATTGTATCCGCCCATTCTTTCACCTTGCCTGCCGGGATCTCGATGATGCGGATGGAATGCTGGGCCTCGACCAGCTTGCGCTTCAGCTTGTAGAGGTCCATCACCATGCCCTTCACGTCTTCGACGTTATCGCGCAGGGTGCGGCCGAGCTCATCGACCACGGTATAGGCAAAGTCGGCAATGTAATTGCAGATGTGCACGTTGTTCAGGGCCACGGCATACTTGACCTGGCACCGTAGGTTTTCGATCCGGCCCTGCCTCTGCAGCTCGACCAACTGCAGATAGCGATCGGCCTCTGCCGAGCTGGCAAACCAGATGCCGTCGATGTGCTTGCCCTTGGCGTTATACTTGCCCTTCTTGGGGCCGGGCTTCTTGGCCCGGGCGATGATCCGCACACGTCCATGTTCGTCCGTAATCGAACGACCACGCCGGGAACGCTTCACAGCCGGGGCTGGTGCAGCGGCGGGAAGCGGGCTGGCGGGGGCGTCGGTCAATTTGCTTTCTCCTCATGGATCACCGTCAGTTTCACACCGAGTGCAGCGCACCAGCACATGAGAAAGAAAGCACCAGGCAGACGAGCTGCGGTTTCCCACTTGGCAACCAGCCCGTCAGATACACCCAGCTTGTAGTCGAGCTGCGCCTGGCTCCAACCCAGCGCCTTGCGCCGATGAACCAGCGCCTCGATCAAGCTCGAGTAATAGCTGCGCTCCTCATTGGACAGCTGCCTGCTCACAAGCGATGGCCGCTGTGCCGTTTCGTGCATCATGCCTATTCCCATTTCGTTTGATCTGGTTGCGAAGATAGGATGCCACCTTGATTGCGGTCTCGAACCGGAGCTCCGCTCCGTTCAGGGTCCGGTAGTAGGTGGACGAAGGCACGCCTGCCGCAATGAACGCATGAAGCAGCGAGATCCGGGCTTGAATAGCGAGC